CGCCGGGGTCGCCCATTCGTCGGGCCAACCCGACCACGGCGACGCGAACACCCGCGGCGGCGCGATGGGCGGGCCCTCGTCGACGATCTCGACACCGTTCGGGGCGCCGGCCCGCGCGTCGGGGGGGCCGACGGTCGCGGGCGGCACGTCGGCCGGGTCGTTCGCGTTCGGTCGCAGCGACCGTTCCTCGATCCCGGCTCGGAACTGCCCGGTCGCCGGGTCACGCGCCGTCATCGCCGCGACACGCTACGCCCGCAAACACCCGCAACACCCGGAACGGGCGCTGGTCACCGTCAATGGATGGCCGGCATAGGGGGCGCGCGGTGAGCGGCGAGCAGCGCCCACGCCGCGGCGCGGACCAGGTCGGCGCGTACGCCACCGACAAGCGTGAGACCGGTCGCGGTTTCGCGGACGTGGACGCTGGTGAGGACTTCGAGGTCGGGCGCCTGGTCGTGGCAGAGGTGCCCGGTCGAGATCATCTGGCGTAACAGGGCGAGCCCGGCGCGGGTGTCGGCCGGGGTCGCGACCGTGGGCCGGTACCGCGGTTCGACCTGGTCCACGAGACTCGACGCGACGACGAGGGTGACTTGTTCGCGCACGCCGGCGAGCAGTTCGACGTCCGCGAACGCGGCGGCCCAGTCGTCGACGAGCCAGCCGTCGAGCTCGAGGCGGCCGTCGGCCGCGCGCGCGACCGCTGCGACCGCCGCGCCGCGGCCGTAGTCGTCGTCCACCGCGACGAACGCGGCGGCCGAGCCGGTGTCGACCTGGGCGAACCGGGCCGCCCACATCGACGCCTCGACGAGCACCGCGCCCGGATCCGACGTGGTCCGCAACGGCCAGATGTTCAGGAACTGCGAACGGAACGACTCGACCGGGTCGGCCTCGTCGGGGTCCAACAGCTCGCCGGCGCGCACGGCCGCGACACGTTTTTCGATCAGGCGTTGCCGGCCCGGCGACCAGTGCGGCGAAGCCCGCCGCCACGCGTCCCGGTCGTCGATGTCGGCGTCACGGTGCGCGGACCATTCGATCAGCAACGTCGCGTCGGGGTCGTCGAGCTCGGCGAGCGCGGTGGTCCGCCTGGTCGGGAACAGCGACGTCGCTTTCGAGTGCGCGGTCGACGCCAGCACCAGTTGCGGCGAGACACGCTCGGCCATCGTCGGTTCGAGACCGTCCTCGACGACTTCGGCCGCGACACCCCACGCCTCGTCGACCAACACGTACGAGCCGGGGTACCCGTAGACCGAGCCTTTCCCGCGGACGATCCACCGCGACCCCGAGATCGGTTCGGTGATCTGCTCGTTGCCGTTCTGCTCGCGCACCGGGTACCCGCGGGCCTTCGCCCACGCCCGCGCCAGCCGCTGGACTTCCTTGCACACCGGGAGGTCCTTGCCGGTGTGCAGCAGCGTCTGTTCCTCGCCGAACCGGTCGGCTTGATGCAGCCGCCACGTCGCGCCGCCGCGCAGCAACGTCGACTTGCCGACCTGGCGTGCCGTCGTCTCGAGACACTCGAGCCAGACCAACACGCCGGCGTCGTCGTGCTCGAGCTGGCGGACGAGGGTCAACGCCTGGAACCAACGCAACGAGACGCCGGCGACACGGTCCAGCCAGTCGACCGCGTCGGGCCCGTACGAGCCGACCGCGGCGGGATGCGGTGCGGTCATGAACCGCGGCCATGTCGCGTCGGCGGGTACGTCACGCCACGTCGCCAGCCACGGCGCCGCGTCCCACATCGGATGATCAGGCCCGGGCGAGTCGCCCGGCTCGGTCAACGCGGCGCCGACCTCGAGCGGCGGCGACGCGGCCCCGCGGTGCCAGCCGAGCTCGGCGGCCTGGGCGCGCTGGCACGTCCAGCACGCCGGCAGCGACCGGCAACAGCCGCTGCCTTCGATGTGGCGGTGCAACACGAGCGGCGGGACATGGTCGACCTCGGACGCCGGCTTCCCGCAGAGGTGACACACCGCTCCCGGCCGGATCAGCGCCGCTCGTCGACGCTGATGCGCTGGACCGTAGGGAGAACCGCGCCGAGGCATTCGAAGGCCAACGGTATTCCCGGGGTGTCCGGTGCCACTCGGCCCGCCGATTCGCCTCAGAACGCACCACAGCGGCCGCAGAACGGCCGATGCGGGCTGGGGCGCCCCGATGCGGGCCGATCCGGGGGGGTAGCGGACCGGGACGACCTCCCGGGACTACCACCACCCAAAAAAACCGGGGCGCCTCCGACCGACCCCTCCCCCCGATCGCCCCCCTCGCGACGGATGCCCCCCTCGCGGATGCCTTATGCGAGGTGCTCGGCCAGGCCGGCCACCACATTGCGAGCGTGTGCATCGTCGAGGCCGATGATCCCGACCAGCGCGGCGCGGTAGCCGGCGTCGAGGTCGACGGCGGTCTGCACCTCGAGGCAGGCCAGCGCGTGGTGGCGTGCGTCGGCCAGCTCCCATTGCCCGACCTCCTCACCGTGGACCTTGAGCGTGAGGAACCCGCGCCGGTTCCGATGGGACACACCGGGCACCAGTTCGAGCGGCGCGGTCGCAGCGGTATCCAGCGGCGGTCGGTCAGCGCGCAGATCAGTGACGACCTGGACCACCGCGCTGTCGGTGATGCCGAGCTTGGACAGCTGCGCGTACACGGCTGCGTCGTAGTCGGCGCGTCCTACCGCTTCGAGCACCGGCAGAACGCGCCGAGGACTTGACTCGCGCATTTCGGGTGGTCGGTCCAGGGTTCGCCGGCGACGTAGGCGACGGCTTCCATGACGCACCACTGTTGGTCCGAGTTTTCGTTGTGCTGACCCGCGAGCAGGTGGACGCGGGTCAGGTCGAGGTCATGGACGATCGTCATCAGTGGACTCCTGTTCGTCGGTGTCTGGCGGGCTATTCGAGGTCGCGGCGGCGTGGGCCGGCGCCGGTGTCCGGCACACCGACGGTGTCGGCGTGCTCGAGCGGCCGGCATGTCGGGCACGGCAGGACGGCGTCACCGTCGGTGGTGTAGATCCAGCCGTTCGCGCAGTCGTGGCTGGTTGGTTCGTCGGGGCCGGGGTCGCCGCCGTCAGGCGGAGCGGCGACCCCGTTGTCCGACGCGTCCGGAGACGGATTCTCAGACGGGCCGCGTTGTAATTCTTCGTAGTTAATTGAAAAAGCTTTTAGCGACGGCTCAGCCGAAACCGGCTCAGCCGAAACCGGTTTTCCAGGTTCCGGAAACGGATTTTCAGTCTCCGGAACCTGAAAACCCGTCTCCGGTGGTTCGTCGGTGATCTCAGTGACGGTCACCCATCGGCCGTCGGGCAGTTGCTCTTTGTGTTGGGCGACGTAGCCGGCGGTTCTCAGCTCCCGAAACGCGGTCTGGATCGCGTCACGGCCCTCCGGGCGGTCCACACCCAACTTGGTCGAGCTGACCGGGGTGCCATCGGGCAACGACAGCAGGAAAGCGAGTAGCCCGGTCGCCCGGAACGACAGCCGCGAGTCACGGATCGTCTTGCAAGGAAGGACCGTGAAGTTGCTACGGCGCCGGTGACGCAGAATCGAAGCCATCGTCACACGGGCCTCTCCTGGTCGGCGGACAGGGCTCTGCGGTGGGTGTCGGTCCCGTACACGGCCCGGACCAGCCTGCGAGACGCATACCAGCGGTGCCGGTTCCACGCCCGATAGGCGGCGCCCCGCGACGTATGCGGTTCGGACACCCACCCGCACGTGCACGTCGCCACGACCGGTCCGAACAGGCCCCGCACCCGGAACTGGTGGTCTCGGGTCATCGATCGCCCGGCTCGGGGTGCTGGTGAAGGTGGAAACAGAGGGCCAGCGTTCACCGCCGGCGCCGCGTGTACTCAGCGAGATCGTCGAGCAGCCCCTTCAACGCGTCGTCACGGTCGCCGGGGTCGTCGCCTTCCCACACCAGCACCCACTGCCCGCCGGTCGTGAAGAACCCGACGCCCCGTTTCACCGCCGACACTGTCCTGAGCGCAGCCGCGGGGGTGTACACCGCGGCCCCTTCGCGGGCCACCGCGGAGCGGGCCGGGATCACGATCCCGTCCAACACGCGAGGCAGCTCGAACGGCTCCCACCGGTCACGGGCCGCCGACACGGGCAGATCGAACGGGCCGGGCATCACTCGCCACCGGCGCGGGGTCGCCCGACGTGCGGGAACGGGTCGACGCCGCGGCGAGCGCACTCCGCGACATAGGCGTCGTCCCACTGGTCACGGTGCTCGGCCGCGACCCGCAACGCGGACGAGATCCGTGCGTTCCGGCGCTGCTCCGACGCCTTGTACCGGTCAGGGTTCGCAGCCCGGTGCTCACGCTTGTAGTCGGCCCCGGTCACGACGGCGGCTCCCGGGCGAACGCGATGGCGTCGGCGACGGCGTCGGCCGGCCACGCGGAGCCGAAATCGTCGATCCGCCACTCCGCCAGCCACCGGTCGCGGACCTCGACGTCGAGCCCCGCGACCGCCTTGTGCGCCGCCGTCTGATCTCCCGCGGAGACTGCGACGGCTTCGGCGAGCTCGCCGGCGACGTCGTCGTCGTCGTCCTGGCCGACGACACTGTCAGCGACGGCGACCATGTACGGCGCATCGACCGCGATCGACTCCATCACCGCCGGGTCGATCACGTCGGGGAACGCGCGGCGTAACGCCATCGACTCCGCGACCTTGCCGAGCATGTGCGACGGCATCGACCGCCACAACGGCAACAACTTCCCCGAATGGTCGAATTGCGCGAACTCGGACCATTTCGCGGTCCCGTTCGCCGGCACCGTCCACCCCGCCACATGGACCAGCACCCGCGCGCAGTACGGCGCCACGTCGTTGTCGTCCCACACGTCCCGCCACACCAGCTCACCGGCCCCGGCCCGCGGGCCGCACCACACCGGCCCCTCGATCCCCTGCAATCGTCCCGTGCGCGCCGCCAACGCCCGGCGGCCGGCGACGGTGATCTGATGGCGGAACACCGTCCGGTTCGCGCGCTTGTCGAACCGGCCGACACACACGATCTGATCCGCGAACGGCGACAGGTCCAGCCGGCCGCACACCTGCGCGAAAAACGCCAACTCCGCGTCCGTCGCGCCCGGCGCGATCTGATCCCGCAACGTCGCGATCGCGCGCCCACGGTCCGCGGCACGCTCCAAAGGGCCCCCCACATGCCACGAACCGGTCACAACGCGCGCCAGACGATCGCCGCCGACCCGGACGGTGCGGGGCGGCGGACGCCCGAGTCGACGACGAAACCCTGATCACGCAACTCGCCACGCCGCTTCCCGATCGACGTCTGCCCGACCCCCAACAGGTCAGCCAACTCGAAGTCGGTGAGACCGGCCGGATGAGCCCGGAGCATCGCGAGCGCGCGCGCCCGGTGAGTCGACGCGTTCCGGCGCGCGTCCGACGCCGCCGCCCACGACGTATCCGGATCCGTAGCCCGCGCCCCAGGCGCCCGACCCGGCGGCGGAGTATCGAACAGCGACGGCTGCGCCGCGGTCATGCGGCGCCCTGGTCGAGATCGACGAGCCACCGGCGGACGGTTTGCCCGGTGACGGTGACGCCGTGGTCGTCGGCGAGGCGGTGAGCGATGGCCTCGTACGAGAGGCCTTCGGCGCGCCAGCGGCGTAGGAGTGCTTCTAGGCGCCCGCCGAGGACGCGGTCGTAGATGGGGAAAGTATTGGATGCCGGCATCGTGGTTGAACAATATATGTTCACCCATGTTGCGTAGCAAGCACTTCCCTTGTCTTGGGACATAATGTCTGACAAGATGTCGCCATGTCGGGTGCGACAGACAGTGGCGACAACTACGGCGGACGGTTGCGGGCGGCGCGGCAGGCAGCGGGCCTGTCAGTGGAAGAGGCCACCTACCGAGTCCGGGTGCTCATGGACCGCTCGGTGTCATGGCGGACCGTCGAGCGCGTCGAGCTCGTCCCGCGGCCAGAGGCGAAGGCCGACGAGCGTCTGGTGGTGGCGTTGTGCCGGGTCTACGACGTCGACCCGTACGACGTTTCGGCGGCGATCGCGGCGCGGGCCGACCGGTTGTCGGTGTTACTCCGCAGTAACCAACACGACGACCCCGACAGCGTTACCCGTAGGTACGCGACAACCGGAGTCGCCGCGTGAGACTCGATGGCGTCACGATCGACGTGCGCGACGTCGACGGCCGGCTGCTCGCCAGCGTGTCCCGTGGAACGGTCACGGTCTGGCGCTGCGCCCTCTGTGACGACGGCGGCGAGGAATCCAACTGGCAGAACGTCGGCCTGGTGGTGACCGACATCTGCGACCATCTGATCGGCGCGCACTGATACCGGCGGCCCATGAAACCCGGGCCCCGGCGGGCCGATGAGGCACGGCATGGGACTCACCGGGACCGGCCGCCGTTTCACCGCGTGGCTCACAGAACGCCACTACAGCCCCGTCACCGTGGACTGCTACGTCGGGTACGCCCAGCGCGCCGAGCAGGCCGTAGGGCCCCTCACGGCCGCCACGGCGGACGCCCTGTACGACTGGTGGACGACGTTGCCGCCCTCGGCGTCGTCGCGTAACGGGGCCCGCAAAGCGTTGCTGGCGTTCTACCGGTCCCACGGCGACCGTACCGGCGGCCCCGCTGCCGAACTGCCGGTGTGGGCCGCGCCCGACGGGCGGCCACGCCCCATGGCCGGCCCGGTGCTCGAGGCGTTGCGGATCGCGGCGGCGCTGATGGGCGGCGTGCACCACACGACCGCTGTGCTGTTGTCGACGACGGGGTGCCGGGTCGGCGAGGCCCGCACGGCACGGTGGGATGCGTTCACCTTCGACGGCGACCGGTCCGCGTGGCGGGTCACCGGGAAAGGGTCGGGTCGCCGGGGCCCGAAACTCCGAGACGTCCCGTTGCATTCCTCCGCGGTTGCGGTGCTGCGCGCCTGGCGGCCCGAGTGCGGGTCGCCGACATGGGTGTTCCCGTCGCCGGTGAACCCGGGACGGCCCGTCGCCGACCAGACGATCCGGCGGCGGGTGTACGAGATCGCCGCTACCGCCGGTGTCGCGGAGCATGTGAACCCGCACCGGTGGCGGCACACGTTCGCGACGTTCGCGCTCGACGCCACCCAGGATCTCGCCGGCGTCCAGGACGTGTTGGGTCACGCCGACCCGGCCACCACCCGCCGCTACAGCCTCGTCGCGTTCGACCGGATGCGCGCCGCCGTCGACGGCGCCGCCCTCGCCTACGCCACCCCGACCCTGCGAGATGTCTAGGCCACGATCACCAGCACGACCGAGTCCTCAGCAGAAACCCGACGCCAAATAGAGGGGACACCAATGATGCGATCAGCAACGTTGGCAACGCTTACCGCGTGCCTGTTCGTCGTTCTCGCCGTCACCGCGTGCAGCAGCTCCAAGAGCTCGACGCCGGCGTGCGAGAACGTCACCAACAAGGACCTGCTCGAAGCGGTCGCAGCGCCGGCGGCGTCGTCGGTGAACGCAGGCCGCAAGCTCGGAAACAACGACGGCTACTACGTGGCGCGCTCCGACGGTGCACTGTGGGCGACCACTTACCCGCCGGTGTCGAACGGTCAAGGCGCGCTCATGGTTCCGCTCAACCCGCAGGCCCGCATCGACGCGCCCGACCTCGGTACCGACGTACCCGCGACCAGCCCGATCTTCACCGACTTCACCGTCACCAACCCGGCCGCCTCAGCGGTGGTCGCCTGCGCGGCCAGCCCGCACAGCTCGAGCTGACGGTCAGGCGGCGATGACCAACACGACGGCGAGCACGACGACGACGGCGAGCAGCACGATCCACATCGTGTCCGACAGCGGCGGCGGCGGGTCGTCGTTGTCGGTCACGTCGCCGTCACCCACTGGCGCGGTGGCCGCGGCCGAGGCGGTAGCCGAAGAGCGCGCCGGCGATCCCGAGGCCGCTACCGACCGCGGACGCGAGCACGAACCCGGCGGCGACGCCGGCGAGCAGCGAGACGACGTCGGTCGCGATCATCACCACCGCGCCGACGACGGCCAACAGCAACACGCGGTTCCACGGGTCATGCCAGTCGGTCAAGGTCAGGGGGTGCGGGAGCGGATCTGGGAGCACGCGACTCGCACACTGTCAGCGGCGCCTTTGTGGTCGATGACCGGCAGGGGTTCCCCACCGGAGACCTGGGGGATGTTCGCGGCGAAGAACCCTGATCGGGTGTCGACGAGATACGACGCGCCGGAGTCGATGAGAATGAAGTTCACGGGGTAGTCCTCCAGGTTGACGGGCGGTGGTTCCGGTTCGGGTTCGGGGCGGCCGTTGCGGGCCATGTCGAGCACGTCGTCGATCGGGAATCCGGGGCCGCAGTCCCAGTGGCCACCGCCCATGGCGCCGAGGTCGGCGTGTTGGCAGACACCGGCAACGTTCGGGTTCTGCGCGCCGGCGGGGTCGAGGCCCACGATCGGGATACCGAACCGGGCGGCTTCCTCCGCGATCCACGCGGCGCAGTTGTCGAGCATCACCGGATGGTTCGACCATTCCGCCGGCGACCATTCCGCGAACGCGCAGAGCTCGGCCTGCACCGACCACGGGTTCGCGCTCGACGCCGTCCACGCTTTGCGGTCCGGGGTCACGTACTCGCCGATGACGCTGGGCGTGTCGTCGATCCCGACGTGCGAGCTCACGCCCGCGCTCGGCGACGCGAAGAAGTTCCCGAGCGCCTGGTAGGTGAGCGCGCCTTGCGCGGTGTGGACCACGATGGTCGTGACCCGGGCGCCGCCCCGGCTCGAGTAGTTCGGCGACCACATCGGGTCGCGGTGCAAGGTCACCGGTCGGTGTCCGGTGGTGTGGTGTCGGGGTGCGACGGTTCCTCGTCGGGTTCCGGTGCCGGCGGCGGCGGGCCGGCCGGGTCGCGGTTCACCGGGTCACCTGTTCGGCGTCGGCCTGGCCGGTTTCGTCGGCTCGCAGCAGCGCGGTCGTCAACCCGAGATCGGTGACGATCATCCAGCCTTCCTGAAAGTAGATCCCGGCTGCTGATGCGGTCGCGAGAACCGTGACGGCGTGCGCGCCCGCAACCGGAGTAGCGATCGCGAGGTTCGTGATCTCGACGCCCGCGCCCGCCGCGATGCCGCCCAGGTTGCGCGTGGCGAGATCGTTGCCGTTGTCGCGCAGGTACTGGGAGAGACCGCCGCCGGGGAACGTGCCGCCGCCGTATTGACTGTTGACGAGGTACTGGTACCGGTGCCCGGCGATGGCGGTGTAGTTGACGGTGAGCAGGGCCCCGGTCGACGGGTAGGCGGCCGTGTCGGTTGTCGAGAAGTTCTGTCCCATGTTGGCGCCCGCTCCGACGTGTTGCCACGTTCCGCTGACGCGCTGCCACAACGTGTTCGTGTCGGTCGTGACACATAGCGCGCCGTTCGGCGGGCCGACCCATTGCGTGTCGCGTTGCGCGGCGGTCGTGAACGCTGGCACCACTTGATTCTGTAGGTAGGTGTTCATGTCGGCCGCGAGCACTTCCTCGCCGACGGCCCAAGCTTTCTGCGGCATCGCGTGTCCTCTTTCGGTTAGCCGAGTGTGTAGCCGGCGTCGAGTAGATCCTGGGCGGCGGGGCCCGCCGTGAACGTGTAGGTCGACGTGACCATCCCCGCCACGGTCCGCCATTCGACGGTCCATTCGGTAGCGGTGATCTTGTGGGTCCACCCGACGAGACGGACGGTGGTGTCGGCGGTGTAACCGCCCGCTTCCCACAGGACCCGCACGGTCCGATAGATGAGCGCCATTTGTGCGACTTGCAGCCACGCCTGCCACGGTTGCGGGTGGACCGCCGGCTGCAACGTGATCTTGTCGAGCGACAGTTGCGGGTACGCGTAGAGCGTGACGAGCGATAGCGCCCACTGCGCGACCTGCGCGTCGTCGGCGAGGCCGAGGTCGGACCGGTTGACGGACTGTTCCCAAAACTTGGCGATCGACGTTCCCGACTTGGCGACCTGCTGGGTGCCGCCGGCGCGGGCCACGTACGCCGCATTGGTGATCTGCTCGTCGAACGACGCGGGGATCACTTCGGTGGCAATGTCGTAGTTGCCGGGGCCGCAGCCGATCGTGAACAGCGGCGCCGGCAAGGACGACCACATCGACCGCAGATCGACTTGGAGCTGCCCGGGCGCGGCGACGGTCGGCGGCAACGGCTGGAAGTACACGAACCCGAGTTCGTCGGTGGCGGCGCGTTGCACCATCTCCCACGCCGACTGCGCCAACCCGGTCGACTGCAACGTCACGGTCGACGCGCCGAACGTTTGCACGAAACCGGCCCACCCGAAATAGTCCACGATGCGCTGCAAACGCTGCGTGACCGTGTCGCCTTGACCGACGGGCGTGTCGAGCGCCGCCCGGTCGAACCGGGCGAACTGTTTCGTCCAGTCGGTCGCGGTCAACGTCGCGGCACGTTCGGACGGCTCCGCCGTCCAGTTGTGTTGCCACCGGTCGGCGGTGCCGGTGAACAACGGCAACACCGTCACCGGAGGTTTCGCGACGGCGACGCTGGTGATCACTTCGCACCAGGCCCGCACCGGCACGCCCGGTGTCAGGCGGGTTCGGTTCCCCAACGCGTACGGGGTGTCCGGGTTGTACGGGTCGTATTTCCCTTCGGGGTCGTACAGCTTCGCGACGAGGGTGCCGGCGTCGGGTTTCGACAGGATCCCTTCGCCGGCGCTCGACCCGAGCGAGATTTCGAGGTCGGTCAGGTCGCAGGTCAGGTCGACCCACAGCAGCGACGTCGGCGCGGCACGACCGGCGGCGTCGCTCATCGTGTTCCCGGCGTCGAGGCGGTCCGTCGCGGCCGCGCCCATCGCGAACCGTTGCCCGGCGGCGATCTGCGCTTGCAGGTAGACGCGGATGTAGCCGGACCATTCGTCGCGGGCGACACCGCCGGGAGTGCCGGGCCACGGATCGCCGGGCTTCCATCCCGCCACCGTGCCGCCTACCCGGCGATGCCGGGGATGGGACCGTTACGGCGGGTGTAGCCGCGCAACGCTGCCGCGACCGCGGACTGGATGGCGGGCGCGTCGGCGCCGAGGCCGCCCGCGTTCACGTTGACCACGATCGACGTGCCGAACCCTCCCCGGTTCAGGGGGATCACCGCTTCGGGTCCGCGTTCGCCGATCATGGCGAGCATCGGGCCGGTCACGATCCCGCCGCCGGCGAGCATCGGGAGATCGGGGAGGCCGAGCGTCCAGCCGCCGAGCTTGCCGACGCCGGGGATGTGGGTATCGACGGTCGGCATTGTCACTTCGATCGCGTTCCACCCGCGCGCCACGCGGTTCCACACGTCCTTCACGAACCCGATGGCGTTCCCGAACACGGTGCGGATCCCGTCGACGATCGTGTCGATCTGGTCTTTCGCCCACTGGAACGGCGCCTTGATGATGTCGCCGACGGTGCTCATCGTGTTCCGAATGAAATCGATCGCGGCGCCGACCGCGCTGCGGATCGTGTCCCAGTTGCGTTGAATCAGCAGGGCGGCGACACCGAACGGCCCGGTGAGGATCCCGAGCAGCAGCGGCCAGTGATCGGAGACCCACGAGAACACTGCCGCTACGGCCGAGCGGACCCACTCGAACGCGGTCGTGACCGCGGCCGCCATCGTGTCGACCGCGGTACGGAACCAGTCGACGTTCTCGTAGGCGACGATCAGGCCGGCGACGAGCGCGGCGAGCGCGACGGTGATCAACACGATCGGGTTCGCGGCGAGCGCGGCGTTGAACAGCCACACCGCGACGGTGACGCCGGCGACGGCGGCGGCGAGCGGGATCAGCCACGACGAGTTCTCCTGGATGAACCCGGCGACGGCTTGCAGGATCGGCGCGAGAGCTTCGAACGCGGGGAGCAGCGCGTTGCCGACCGCTTCTTCGGTTTCGCCGAACGCGACGTTCATCTTGTCCGAGCTCGTCGCCGTTTTCTCGGCGATCCCGCCGACCTGGCCTTCGACGTTCTTCATGATCACGCCCATCGCGCCGGCCTTGTCGCCGGTCTCGACGAACGCCTTGATCTGTTCCTTCTGCGCGTCGGTGAACTGGATCCCGACCCGGCCGAGCGCGGTCAACCCCTTCTCGGGGTCCTCCAACGCTTTACCCAGCATCGTGGCGGCGCTGCTGGCGTCACCGAACCCGGCCTTGGACATGTCGAGCGCGGCGGCGGACGCCCGGTCGAACATTCCCGACGCCTGCCCGGTCGCGCCCGCTACGTCGTGGAACGTGCCGAGGATCGTCTGTGCGCTCTTGATGACCTCGTCGTCGATGCCGGTTTTCTTCATCAGCGAGTCGGCGAGATCTTCGGCATGTTTCGCCCAGTCACCCGACGCGTCGCCGGCGAGCGCCAACGACTGCGCGAGCCCGGCGGAAATACTGTTCGCCTCCTCCGCGGCGCCGATGAAGTCCTTCACCTTGTCGACCGCGAACACGGCGCCGATCGACGCGACCGCACCCTTCGCGAACGTTTTCATTTTCGACCCGACGCCGCCCTCGATCTTGGCGGCCTCGTCGGACAACTTCGACGCGTCGCCGAGGAACCGGATCATCACGTCGATCGAGCTGCCGGCCATCAGCGCCGCCGTGCTTTCGCTCGCGCTTCAGCTCGACGGCGAGCGCGGGCCTCGTCGCGCAGTATGTCGTCCATCACGTCGAGCAGGCCGACGGGGAGCGCCATGACGTCGCCCGGGTTCAAACGCCAGACGCGAGCGGTGCGGGCGGCGCGCCGCCATTGCTCGCGCCGGTAGGGTCCGCGACGCCGACCACCTCGAGGTCACCGACCCGCAACGCGAGCGCCTGGTCGAACGTGAAGCCCGGGTCGTCGCGGCGGTGCAACACGAACGCGATCGCGGCGAGCGCGCGGGGTTGGCCCGGGCCTGTCATCGCGTCGCCGAGACTCATACCGACGAGCTCGGCGACTTCGGCCATCTCCCCGAGCGTCAGATCGGCGACCTCGACCCGGATCGTCACAGTCGACCCGCGACGTTCGCGGCCATCTCGTGCATGTCGCGGGCGAAACTGTCGTCGGCACCGTCGACGGCTCGGGCGACGGGATGGTTGCGGCCCTCGATGTACCACGCGTACCGGAGGCCGCCGCCGTAAGTGACACCGGAACCGTCGGGTTCGCCGGTCACACCGATCGTCGACTCGAGCGCGCCGGTCCGGTACGGCGTGTTGTCCCGCATCTTCTGCGCGCATTGTTCCGCCGCGGTACGCGCACCCGTACGGGCACCGCGTTCGATCCCGTCGACGAGCTCGCGCATCGCGCGTTGCAGTTTCGTGGTGTCGAACTCGACGCCGGCCGCCACTACGCCGCGGCCTTCGCGGTCTTGGCCTCGTTCTCGGGCGGCGCGGACAGTCCACCGGGCGCGACGATCCCGAAGGCGGGCGCACCCTGCACGGCCATCACCACGTCGACCTCTGACACTTCGCCCGGTGCCGCGGAAATGAACGGGAACGCCTTCATCAGACAAGAGCCCGACATGACGGGGTTGTCGACGGACGCCGCCGCGGTGTCGGGCTGGATCTCGAAAGGCTGGATCGTCCCCACGAGCGGCTGCAGCAGCGTCCACGAGCCCGCCGCGCCGTAGGACTGCGCGATCGTGATCGTGATCGTCCACTTCTCCGCCTTGTAGGACGTGTACGACCCGCAGAACGTGTCGACCTTGTTCTCGTCCTGGTCGACGGCGATGTCGAGGTTCGTGGCCGCGCACTCGAACTCGACGGCGCTGCCGGCCGCGCCGATCTTGATGAGCGGGTGCTCGACGATGAACGGGGGCGCGTCGACGACGGTGTCAGGCATGGCGGGTTCCTCCGGGTGTGTTGCGGGTTACGGGTTGGCGTATTTCGAGTCGGGCGGCGAGGTACGTGACGCCGCCGATCTCGAACGGGGCGGGACGCAGCGCCTCGTAGGGGCGCAGCGCGGCGGCGGCGAGCGCGTCGGCCGCCTGGTCGACCATCGCCAGGAGCGCGGGATAGTTCGCTTCGGGAGTGAGTCGGGCCTGCACGGCAACGACTTCGACCTCGGCGACGTCGGCGCCGACGGTGCGGATCGACAGCCACGGGTCACGCCCGGCCTGCACGATGAACGCGGGCGGTTCGAGCGCGTCGACGGGGGTGAGGACCGCCATGTCCGGGTCGACGTCGACAAGCGCGGCGGTTACCGCGGCGTGCAGCTCGTCGAGGTTCACCCGACCCCGAACTGGATCTTGAGCGGGATCAGCGTGTTCGCGTGACGGCCGTACACGTCGTCGGGTACTGACAGCACGCCTATGTCGGCGAACCCGACCGCACCGAACGCGGCATCGTTGGCCTTGTAGAACTCGATGCCGATCGACACGTTCTCGGTGACAGCCAACGCGGGCGGCGGGCCGGGCATCGGATTGTCGGCGGGCCGGTCGCACAAATGGTCGACTACCGACGCGGCGGCATCCAGACACGACTCCAGCCACTCGGAGTTTTTCGTTGTGACCGCGACCCGCAACGCCGCGGCGAGCTGGTCGACGGTGGCGTACGCCATTCATTCGCTCTCGACAGGGTCGCTCTCGACAGGGTCGCTCTCGACGGGGGGCTCCGGCGGTGCCGGTGCCGGCTCGGTGTGGGGTTGGGGTTGGGGTTCGGGCCGGCCGGCGCCGCCGGAGCCCTCGTCGGCGGGGCCTGACCCGTCGTCTCGGACGACCTGCTGGTTGGGGGCGTCGAGGCGTTCGACGTCGTCGTCGCGTTCTGCGGGCTCGTCGTCGTTGCGTCGTTTGTTGGTCATGGTCCGACCGTCACCTTGATGACACCGCCGGCCTCGAGGACCATCGCCTTGAAGTAGCCGGCGTAGGCGACCTGGACGCCGAGCACCGACGGTTCGACGACTTGCAGTGCACCGAGGCGGTCCTCGTACACCGACGCGGCCGCAGTGTTGATCACGAGGAGCTGTCCGGGGTTCAGCCCGGCGGACATGACGAACGAGATCGCCGACACCATCCCGTTGGCGCCGGACGCGAAGTTCCCCGCGGAGAACCCGGCCGACTGCGCGTTCGTCGGGTTGATCGGCGCGAACAGTGGGCCGATGAGACCCAACACGTCGGGCGACACCGCGACGACAAGCCGGCCGAGGCCCTGCATGGCGGCGTACGCCTGCCCGGCCGCCGCCCACAGCGCCTTGGAGACCTCGTCCGAGGTCGGCGCGGCGGGGAGCGCGGGGCCCATGGTGCCGTTGTCCCACACGACCGCGGCGGCTTCGGCCTCGGTTTCGATGGCGTACTGGCCGGCGAGGTCGTTGATCACGGTGTCGAGCGCGTTCGGGTTCGACCAGTCGACGTTCTGGCGGGACACGTTCACGTAACCGCCGAACGTTTCCGCGTCGATCGGGGTCTTGGTGATCGTCATCTTCCGCGACGCCAGCTCGGTTTTCTCTCCGGTCTGCTTGCCGACGAGGGTGTGTTGCGTCACGCGGGACACGTAGCCCGACCCGACGAGATCCTGGGGGCCGACGGCGCCGACGATCGGGCGGGCAATGTCGACGTAGTTGAGGATCGGTTCGATCAGCGTCGACGGGATGATGCCGGGGTTGTCGCCTGTCGTTTGATGCGCGGCGGCCCGCTCGTACAGGTCGAGGCGGCTCTTCGCGTCGTCGTTGCCGAGCGCGGCCTTCCAGCGGTCGAGCGCGTAACCCGACGCCGAGCGGTACTCGACGGCGGGACCCGGCAGGCTGCGGTCGTTGGTCCGGTCGATCTGCTCTCTGATCTCGATGCTGCGCTTCTTGGACTCGGCCGCGATCCGGGCCGATTCGCGTAGCGGCTCGACTTGGGCTTCGAGCTCGGCGACGCGAGCCGACGCGCGCTGGTACAGCTCCATCTCTTGGGTGTTCAGGTCACGTTCGTTCGCTTGCGCGTCCTCGACGAGACCGTTCTGGAACGCGGAGCGTTCCTCGATCTCGGCGGTGAGGCGGGCGAGCATCGCATCGTTGGCGCCCGACATCGGGGCCTCCTTCGGTTACACGATCGGGTTTCTCGTGTAGCGACTGGGGCCCGTTTCACGCCCGGCGACTCTCTGCGCCGTTACCTCGTGCGTGGCGGCGACGTTGCTACGTCGGCAGCGAACGGTACTCGCGCGCTCGGCGTTCGGCGAGGATCCGGTCGAGGTTCGGTGTGCCGGACACGACCGGCGGCACGACCAGCGGCGCGGAGCGGACCTCGAGCACCGCTGCGCCGAGGTACGCCGGTGTCGCGGTGAGCGCGATGTGATCGAGGAACGCCTTGCGGACGCGGCGGCGGTGTCCCTCGAACGTCTCGTCGTGGGGGGCGACGGCCATACCGATCGACGCGCCAAGGAGCTGGTCGGCGGCGTCGTTGAGGGCCTGGTCGCCGTCGGCGGAACGGCGGATCTTGACCTGCGCGGCGAGTCCTGTCGGATGGTCGGGGACGAGGTCCAACACGGTGCCGATCCACCGGGTCGGGTCGTGTTCCATGTTGACCAGGAACTTGCGGGCCCGGTTCCGTACCGCGCCGAACGCGCCCGGCGCGATCGATTCCTCGATGATCCGGCCCTGGTGTTCGACTTCGCCCCACTCGTCGTAGGGGGCGACGATCATCGTCAGGGTCCGCTCCGGGTAGTCGACCGTCTCGATGACCGCGGAGCGGATCTCGATCGGCCCGCGTTCGTTGGTCATGTGAGGGCCTCCACTGGTACCGGTGCTGACTGTCCGCTGATCGCGAACCGTTCGAGCTGCTGCACGTCGCCGGCGTCGAGCGCGCCGATCCGCACGAGGATCTCGTAGGTCTGCGCGCGTGTCAGCGGGTCGGGCCGCACGTATTCGTCGCGGTTGACTTCGACGTCGGTGCCACGCGGCAGCGCCCACTGCGACAGGGCGTGCACGACCGGCGACACCTTGGGTCGCAGCCCGGCGCGCCAGTGGTAGTCGAACAGTGACGTGACGTTGCTGTACGTCATGGAGTCGCCGCCCGACGGCAACCCGACCAGGAACGGCGGGACACCCAACATCACCGCGATGCGGCTCTCGGTGTACTGCGACAGTTCGAGTAGCGCCATGTCGGCCGGGCTGATCTGCAGTGTTTCGATTTCGACGCCGCCCGACAGGACCGCCGGCATCCCGAGATTGTTCATCCGCGACGTCCACCACTGCGCCTGCAGATTCTCGATCTGTTTCGCGGACAGTTCGGTCGGGTGCTTCATCACGTAATACGGGATGCCGCCGCCCTCGACGACTTTCGCGGCGTACCGCTGCAACAGGCCGGCGGCGACCATGCGCGCCCGCCCGGCGTCGAGGGGACCGATACCGCGCGCCGCCGACGTCGTCGACTTGTACCGGATGTGCAACAGGTCGGGGCCGGGATCGATCGCGCCGATCCGGTAGCGGCGGCGGCCGCCGGCGTCGAGGTCGACGTCGACGAGCCACGGTTCGAGGACATGGAACCGGGCCGGGTACCCGTCGGCGTAACGCGACGTGCAGATCACGAACGCTTCGCCGAGCTGGTAGTCCCACCACAACTGTTTCGCGAACTCGTCCCACGACCCGTACAAGTCAGGGTCGGGGTTCGCGAGCCATGCCGGCGCCGGCACCAGCCCGGCCGTCTGCGTCGCGTACGGCGGCATCGTCGACAGGATCGACGCGTTCAGGTCGACGCACATCCAGGCGGCGTCGACGAGGACGTCGAGGTGACCCCACGCCGGGGTCGCCCATTCGTCGGGCCAACCCGACCACGGCGACGCGAACACCCGCGGCGGCGCGATGGGCGGGCCCTCGTCGACGATCTCGACACCGTTCGGGGCGCCGGCCCGCGCGTCGGGGGGG